ATTCATCAAGAACTTACACACCTACAGCAAATTCTACAGCAAATCAAACTTGTCAGATGTTTATGAATATTAAAAGTGTATCATTTACTCCAAATAGTATAGGAATTCAAAATCAAATAAATATGGCGGAAGTAATAACAAATGGTGTATATTTAGACACTGATGTAATTTTATTTATAGCATTTGGAACAAATAGTGCGAGTGGTTTGAATTCTGTTGATTTTTCTTGTTCTAAAATTGGTATGATTACTAATAATTTTTCTGGTGAATTTAATCTTTTATAAGATAATAAAAGATATTTAAAGATAAATTAATATACTATATTATAATATGCCTAAACAAGAAATTAATTATTCTAATACAATATTTTATAAAATAATTTGTAATGATTTAAATATTACTGAATGTTATGTGGGTCATACTAGTAATTTTACAAAAAGAAAATATGGTCATAAAAGATGTTGTAATAATGAAAATTCAAAACAATATAATTTTTATGTTTATGATTTTATTAGAAATAATGGCGGGTGGGATAATTGGACAATGATAATGATAGATGAGGTTAAATGTGAAAATTCATTGGAAGCACGAAAAAAAGAAAGAGAATATATTGAAGAGTTAAAAGCATCATTAAATTGTCGTATTCCATCAAGAACATTAAAAGAAAATTATGAAGATAAAAAAGATATAAGATTAGAATATGCTAAAGTATATCGTGAAAATAATGTAGAAAAAATAAAAGATTATTATGATGAAAAAAAAGATAAACTTTTAGATTATGCTAAAAATTATAGAGAACAAAACAAAGAGAAAATATTTAAACAAAGTCAAAAACAAATATATTGTGATTGTTGTAAAATGGATATACGATATTCACATATAGCAAGACATAATAAATCAGCAAAACATAAAAAACATATTGTAATATAACTTTAAAAAAATATATATTTATTTGTAGAAAAATAAATATATATTGTATATATATATATAATGGCACGAATTAAAAAAAGTTTTAAAAAAGCATTTAATTATGATAATGATTTACAAAATAACGCTAAGAAATTAGAACAAATTGTTATAAATAATTTTAGAAAAAAAGATATAATAGCAAAAAATGAAGAAAAACATGTTCAAACGGGTATTGGTGGTTCTTTGATAAAATTTGATAAAAAAATTAAACAAAAAATAAAAGATTATTAAAAAATAAATATCTAATGTAAATTTTTTTATGATATATATATATAGATAGTTATGTTTAATTTAGAACAAGATGGAATAAAAATAGCAAAAATTAAAGGTGATAAAAAAAAAAACAAATATGTTTATTTAGATGAAAAGTGTGAGGCAACTAATAATTATAAAGAATTAAAATTAAAAGATGGAGAATTTCAATATGTTCCTAATACTAAACAAAATCGTTTTATTGCTTATATTGTAGGTGCTTCTGGTTCTGGTAAATCTTATTTCGCATCAAATTTAGCAGAAGAATATAGATTATTATATCCTAAAAATCCTATTTATTTATTATCTTATTTAAGTGATGATTCATCTATAGATAGAGTGAAAGGAATTAAAAGAATACAATTGAATGATGATTTTTTAGAAGAAACTATTGAATGTGAAGATTTAAAAAATAGTCTAACTATTTGGGATGATGTGGATTGTATAACAGATAAAAAAATGAAATTAAAATTAAAAGAATTATTAACAAAAATTTTAAATACTGGAAGACATACATTTACATCATTAATTTATTTAAGTCATATTGCTTGTAATGGAGTTGAGACAAAAGGCATATTAAATGAAGCACATTCAATAACATTCTTTAATGCTACTTTAGGAGGTAGAACAAAAAGTTATTTATTAAATCAATATTTAGGATTAAATAAAAAACAAATAGAAGCAATTGATAATATTGAAGGAAGAGCAATAACAATTTTAAAAACGTATCCAATGGTAATGATAGCAGAAAAAGAAATACAGTTAGTTAAAAATTTAGGAAAAGCCTAAAATATTATCATTATTTTTTTATTTTTTTTACGGGATTTTTTTGGTTTTCTATTATAACAATTTGGACAAAAAAATCCCGTAATTTTTTACATATAAAATATTATATAGAATTACGGGATTTTTTCGGTATTTTTAAACTTTATAAATTCCTTATAAAGTTTAATTAGAAAAAAAAATATCTAAATATATTATATATGACAAAATTTTTAAATGATTTATCTTTTGGTAAAAAATACGAAAACATCTTAGCATCCTATTTAACGCCTTTTTATACATCTATAAATAAAATAGAAGGAAAATTTAAAGATTATGATATGATTTGTGATGATAATATAAAATATGAATGTAAATGTGATAGATTAAGTATAAAAACAGGTAATTTAGCAATAGAATTTAAATGTAATAATAAAGAAAGCGGTATAACATCAACAAAAGCGGATTATTACGCATATTTTATTATAAAAAATCCTGATGAACATGATTTATATATTATACCAACTGAAGATATTAGAACTAAAATTAATAATAAAGAATTTAAAAGAATTGTGAAAGGTGGGGATGGTTGGAGAAGTGAAATGTATTTATTTAATTTATCAATATTTAAAGATTATAAAAAATAAAATAAAATAATTAAACAACATCTAATTATAATTTGTTTTTCTTGTTCATAATATTTATTAAGAATATTTTTAAATTCATAATATTGATTTACACAACATTTATTACAAGGAAATTTTAACATATTATATATATTATATTATATATATTATATATATAATGAAAATTATTCATATAACAAAAAGCAAAAAAAAAGATAAAAGATTTAAAGTTTTTTTAGATAATGGAGATGAATATGATTTCGGATTAAAAGATGGTGAAACGTATATTGACCATAAAAATAAAGTAAAGCGGATGAATTACTGGTTAAGACATATAGCAAATAAAAGAGAAAATGAATTAATTTCAAATTTAGAACCATCACCAAGTGTATTTAGTGCTTATTTATTATGGGGAAAATATGATAATTTACGGGATAATGTAGAATGGTTAAATAGTTTATTTGAAAAAAAGAAATAAATTATTCATCAATTAACATTAAAGCCATCGCACTATAATTGTGTAAATCTATTAATGTATCTCTTAAACCTTCATCATTTATTAAATTTACACCATTTTTAGTAATAGACATATATCTTTGTAATTTGTCTTCAATTCTCATTAAAACACCAACCGCCCCATATTTTGAAAAAGCATCACCATAATCAATATTTTTTTTAGTAAAAAGTTCTAAACCTTCATTTTGTATTTTTTTTAATTGAGAAATTCTATCCATATTATATATATATATTATATATATATAATATTTTTTTTTAAACTATATTATTTATTTTTTTACGGGATTTTTTGGTATTTTAAAACCCCTAAAAATTATCATTATTTTTTTTATTTTTTTACGGGATTTTTTTGGATTTCTATTATAACAATTTAAATAAATAAATCCCGTAAAAATTAATATAAATTATGTTCAGAAACATATTTAGATGCTTGTCCTAAACTTAAACCTTGTTTTTTCATTACTTCTGCTACAACATCACCTCTCACTTTTTCGCCTCTTTTAGTTCCTACAATTTTTTTAATTCCTGCTCCTTCTTTTTTAAATAATTTATCACCAATTTCTTTATTAGTTTCAAAATATTTCTTTAAAAATGCTCCTTCTAACATTGGACTTATTTTTTTATATTCTTCATATGCTTTCTGTTTTTGGTCTGGTGTTAGCATATTAAAGAATAAATCTTTTTTAGTTTCTCTCATAAACTTATCTTTTGTAAGTCTATTTTTTGGTTTTACTTGTTTAGGTGCTTTAGTTTTTTTAGTTTTTTGTGGTGGTTCTGGTGTTGGTTCTGGTTGTTCTAAAACTTCTTTAAACATATCTTCTAAATCATCTAAATGTTTATTAGGTTCATCAGTTTTTTTTACTTTTGATGGTCTCCCTTTTTTCTTTGGTTCTTTTGGTTCTTTTGGTTCTCCTTTTGGTCTTCCTCTTTTTTTTGGTTCTGCTTTTGGTTTATCTGATTTTGGTCTTCCTCTTTTTCTAGTTGGTATATCTTCAGGTGGTATAAAATCAGTTTTAGGAATTACTTTTTTAATTTCTTCCATTAATTCTTTTTTTGATTTTTTACTAAAATCTATATCTGGATACATTGCTTTTAAAATATGTAAAAATTCTTTTTTAGTTCCACTTAATCCGCCTTTTCTTCCTGCTCCCATTAAAACGCCTTTAATAGTATCTTTTAATATTTCTTTTCCAACTGGAACAACAATATCTTTAAAGATTTCTTTTCCTGTATCATATAAAACTTTACCTGCTGGTTTAATATAATCATCATAAACTCCCGCACCTTTACACATTTCGCCACCTTCCATATCATCACATTCAGATTCTTCACTATTTTCTTCATCAGTTTCATATTCAGAAGATGAACATTCACCATCACTTTCAGAATTAAAATCACTATCAGAATGATAACCACCAGTTAAAGGCATATTTTCTTCTAATAACGCCCCGCCTCTATTATTAAATTCCGCATAATTTCTATATAATGGACGATTTACCGCTCCGCCTAATAATGGGTCAGGATATGCTGTATTTCCATTTATTGAATTTGAATATCTTGGATGTTGTCCTAATGATTTATAACCACCAATAACATCTCTCATTATTCCTCTTCCTCTATCACCTAAATTATAATCTCTTTCTGCTCTGTTATTTACAAATGGTTTAAAAATCATTTCTGGTCTTGTATTTACAAAATCTCTTTGACTTGCTTTTATCTCATTAATAATTTTTTGGTTAGATAACATTTTACTCATAATATATATATATATATATATATTATAAAAAAAATAATAAAAAAATAATTAAATAATAATTAAAATATTATTTTTCATTTATAAACAATTTATTTTAATAATTTTGATAATTTTGATTTACTCATATGTTTTCTTCCACCTTCTTCAGATTTCATTTCTGGTCTCATTCCTCCTTTTCCTGATTTATGGAATTTGGACATAGCACCAAAACTATACATTTTACCTCCTACTTGTTGAGAATATAGTTCTTGGTCAATAATATCATGATGTTCATCACTTGATTTAGTTTGTAGAACCATTTCACGGTCAAGAACAGCAGTGAAAAAGGAAGTAGAACCAAGTTCAGAAACAGCATACCCACTATTAATACACATTATTGTTGCTTCTGGTTGAATACTAAATCCAAATTGATTGGAACAATTTAATGTAATTTGTAGATTTAGTTGAGCAATAGAACTATTAGAAAGTAGAGGAGGTAAAGAAAGAGCAAGAGATGGATTAATTACAAGTAATGAGCCTAAAGTAGGTATCAGAACAGACTGACCATTTTGGATTGCTAGGGCTTTTCCATTAAAGGCATAAAATGACTGAGTAGAACCGCATTTTTGTGATAATTCAAAAATTTGTGTTATGTCAGCACTGGCAATAAGCCCAGATTGATTATTAAATGTTATTGAAACGCTATTTATTTTTAAAAATGAATCAGTATAACCCCAATTTTTAGAACTTTGAGGCACTGAGACATTTACACAAATAAGTGAAGGGACTTGATTAATTTGTATATTTTGTAGAGTTATAGTATTTGTAGTATTTGGAGCAAAAACAGGACTATTAGATGATTGAGTTAAATAACGGGCATATTCAGAAAATCCAATTACTGATTTAGTGCTAATTTTACTATATTGTAAATCACTCAAACTTAAAAAATTATATAATATTTTAGTATTTGAAAATCCAGCAACAGAATTAGGATTACCTAAAGTAATTGATGTAATATAAGATGAAATACCGTTAGTAGTGCTATTGATAAATGAATTTCCAGTATTCCAAACTCTTCTACAAGCAGTATCAATATTTAAAACTAAATTTATTGTATTCACTCCAATCAATCCTGATTTATTATAGTCATCATTTGTAAAAGGTGATAAACATAAAAATGGTTCTGTTAATTTTGAATAAGATACGTATATTTTCCAAGTATCAGAAGTAGATGTAGAAATTAAACTATCATCAGTTAAAACACCACCTATAAAATGTTGAACAACATAATAAGAATAAGGAAAAGCACCATTAGGAACTTTACAATTTGAAGCAATTGAAACTTCATTAAAATTCGACATTGGATTAGAATTTGTTAAAACAGCATCACTAAACATACCAAAATTTTGATTTATATAATTAGGACTTGTTGAATTATATTGTGAAAGATGACATTTATCTTCTAATATTTTAATCATTGGGAAAACATCAGAATAATTTGTTGATGATGTAGCATTATTTAAAGTTAATGAAGCAGTAGTAAAAAGGGACTGAAGCGGGTAAGGTGCTAAACTATCTGTAGTTCCAATTTGGAATGCTTGAGAACCAATTGGAACATTTCCACAATTTATTGTTAAATTTAAATCAGATTGTAATATAACTCTTGCGTCCGTCACGATAGATTCAGAAGGGATTTGGCACGTAACCGTTAATGATGAATTAGAACCTGTAAAAGGATACGCCTGATACGTATTGTTAGAAGCCCCGTCAAAAATTGGATACGTCATGTCATTTGTTAAATCATTGATTCTAGGGTCTTGAATTTTAATACCTTTTATAGAAGACATTTATATATATATATATATTATATATTTTTTTTTTATAAATTTATTAAATATGATTTTTTAATTTTTTATAATAATCTTTTCTAAAGAATCCTATTTTTAAAGATAAATAAGTTCCACTATTTAAATATACGGGTTCTAAATCGCCGAAAACTGTTCTATACCAAAATTTAAAATCTAAATTAAACAATGGATTTTCACCAGTTAATTCAAAAACACGATATTGTGCGGTGGGGTTATAAACAATATTTTTAGAGTAAATATTATCAGGCAAACTATATTCTAATAAAATATTTTGAGATTGTGAATTATTATTTAATGGTTGAATAACTCCACCATAACAGATTTGAGGATTAAAAATTTGACTTCTAATAACTGGTAAAAATTGTGATGTAATACATATACTTATTATTTGACTAAATAAATTTATTGATGGTGCTTCTTGTATTAAAGTATTAATATCTGTAGTAGAATCAATAATTGAATTATTAGTATTTATTACAATTTGTTGAACTGCTAAACCATTTAAATCAACTGTATAAGCGGAAAAATAAGAAAATAATGTATATAATGGTCCGTTAAAATAAATTACTACAGGTGAAGCGAAATCTTGATTAAAAAGATTATTCTGTGTATATAATGAAAATAAATTTGTAGTTGGGTCAAATTTAATATATGGGGCTGGTTCATCTGGTAATGCTGGAACTAATACTTTTAATTGTGTCCATGCTGTTGAAAGAGCATTATTTACAAGAAAAGCAAAATAAGAATAATTATATATTGAATAATAAAAAAATTGATTATCTTGTAGTCCATTTGATGTTTGATTTGGTGGAGGTGGTAATGGTGCTGTTTTATTTTGTGGTATAAAAACAACATTTGAAGCAACAGTAATATTACTATATTTTAAATAAACTTGATAAATAGATGTGTTAATGTTTCCTTGATTTGGAACAATAGGAACATTTAATATAGGGGCGTCAGTATTTGTTAAATTAAATTGAACAATAGAACCATAATATTTTTCTGGACAAAATAAATAAGGTAATAAACGAGATTGATTATATTCTGCTAATGTTGATGTTAGTTGTCCATCAGTATTAATATTGGAAACTTGAACATCTAAATAGAAAACTTCGGGAGATTCATTAATCATTATATATATATTAATATATTATATTTTTTTATAATTAATTTGATTTTTATTTAGACTTTTTAATATTCTATATTATATATAAGTTATTTAATTATCTAAAATAGATATTTAATTAGATATTTACAATGAAATATATAAAATTAGATAAATAATAGATATGTATCTGTAAATATTTATAAATATTTACATTATATTATCTAATTAATATCTAAAATATATCTAAATATTAGATATCTTAATTATAATATCTAAATTAGATATTTAATATATAAATTTATTTAAAAAATAAAATATATAATATAATTATATATAATATGGATTCAACTAAATCAAAACAAATGTTAATATATATTAAAAATAGAGATAAATATAATACAAGAGCGAAAGAATATTTTAATAATGTGTATTATCCTAAACATAGACAAGAATTATTACAGAAGGCAATAGACCGAAGAAATAAAAAAAAAGGATTATATATTGAACAACCTGAAAAAATAAATTTTAAAGTAAAAATTGAAACATCTTGTGATACATCTTTAATAGTTTCATTTGATTAAAAGTTAATATGATTAAAATATTGTAATCATATTATCTTTTTTATTCCTTAATATTATATAATATGGATAATTCTTTTTTTTTCAAATAATTTTTCATCTTTTTATTAAACTCAT